GGAGCAACATTAGCTAGTGATCCTAATATTTCTATTGCTCTAGTAATTGATGAAAGCTCTGTACCTTTTTGTGCTTTGGCTAATGGTGATACATATTCTATTTCTATATCTTGACCTGATAAAAATTCTGGTGCTTGTGCAAACTGATTGTTTCTAAGTAGTATTGCAAAGCATCTATCAATCATTGGTTTTAATAATTCTGATTGTAGTCTACCTAATACTGGACCAAGTAATCTCATCTTCTCTTCATTTCTTTGTATGACTTCAGTTGCTGTCATCTGTGGTCCTTGTTGTAACATTAGTTGATCTACATAGAATACATTTCTAATAGCAGTTCTTCTTTGCTCTTCCATATTTAAACCTAATGGATTGTTCGCACCAATGTTTAATGGTTCAATTCTATCTCTTGTGCCTGATCTATAAAAGTTTAGTCCACCCGGTACAGTTCTAACTGGTAATAAGAAACCATCATCAGGAACTAATAGAGGTGGGTCTACTTGTTTCTGTGCAGCTTTGATAGTTGTCTTTGACATTTCATTTAGCATCTTAACATCTGGTAGTGCTGTCATGGCAGGTGATCTACCATAGATTTCATGTGATGCTTTTAAATATCTTGGTACTACAAAAGGGAACTCAACAAAGCCACCTACTGATAGTTCATTACCATTTTTATATTCAAGATAAACAGATTCAAACTCCATGTTCTCTTTATCTTTTTTTGTAGGGTCAAACTCTATCCTTGGATATACTGCATGTAATATTTCAATATCATCGAATGGGTCTTTCTCTACTTTTCCTTTGGCTTCTTCAGATAAGAAAGTTCCAAACTGTTGAGCAGCAGCTCTAAGTGTTATTTTAAATTTTCTATATACTGTATCTATTCTACCTTTGTCATTCTCAGTAATATATATTTCGTTGATGTGTCTTGTAGAAAACTTTAATAA